TTAAGTATATAATTGCCAAATTTTATTCCATTCTGATGCGAATATATGCACATTTAAAAATTGATTGAGGTTAAATGTCTCATCAAAAGCGAGGTTGTGGTCAATTACAAACGTATCAAAAGTATCGCTGTTGATAATCATGTTTGGATTTCCAAAAGTCCTGTCAAGGTTATTTATCCAGCGGTCAAAAACAAGAATGTCACGCTTAAGTTCTGTCGGCAGCCTTGCCAATTGATGATGCTCAATCCATGATTGTCCCAAGCGTTCTTGAGAGCCAAACGCATAGCCTATACCAATGGATTTGTGTTCAATAGGCAAATAATCATATTGTGTTGCGTCCATATATAATAATGAAAAGCGTGGAATCGGCAACCCAAATTCCATCGCTAAATGACCACATATCCACTCATTTACTTGGCTTTGACGATTGGCATGCAATCCCTTTACGTAATACTTTTGCCCATCGCTTGCGGTGCAATAAAAAGGCGAGGTTCTACCTTGCTCACTAATTCGATGGATGGTTTTAATTGTTATCAAAATTACCCCTATAAAATCCATAACAAACCACAGTTACACCCCACCCCTAAAATACCTCTTAAACCAATACACCACATTCTTTCTGTAGTGCATCGTCAGCACCACCATAATGAGCGCAAGGATGATGCGGGCAGGGTGTTTCAATCAAAATCCCCCGATGAATAGCGAACACGCCCTACAATTTCCACACCTGCTTTTTGCGCCTCTTCTTCATCTAATTCCGCATTGAAAAAATCGCCATTTTGATTGTCCGATTTGATTATGATGCCGCCGCCAATTCGTTGTGAGCAGCGTTTAACCATCCATTCACCATTAACGATAATGGCAAATACCGCGCCATTCATCGGTATGCGTGTATCGCTTTTGTCGATTAAAACGCTGTGACCGTTGGATAATTTCGGCTCCATGCTATCGCCATCAACTTTCATCATGACAACGTCTTTTGGTTTGATGCGGCGTTGTTTTATCCAGTCACCCATAAATGGAATAGGTGTTTTCTCGTCTATCACAGGGTTGTCTCTTCCGTGTCCAGCAGATAATTTTAGGTCGATCTGTGGGATAAGCACTGTGTCATCGGGCAATTCGTCCACGCTGTCATAAGTATAAATCTGTCGGATGTAAGCAACGTTTGAATGACCCTTCGCGGACATCGGGCGTGGTTCACCTGTGCCGATACCGTCAGTGAGCCAGCGAACATCTACGCCTAATGCGCTTGCAATATTTCCTATAGACGCGCTACCGCTGCGCGCGCCAGATTCGAGCAAAGCAATTGCACTCTGCGAAATGCCCGCATCCTTAGCCAAGGTTTTTTGACTTAATTTCGCTTTTTTGCGTGCGTACTTTAAACGCTCTGATAGTGTTTTCATAATCTAAATATAACAGTTGTCATAATAACTTTGGTAATAACTATTGACAAAAACATTACAAATGTAATATGATTGGGTTAATTTGCATTACGAAAGAAATACTATGAATATTATTGATAAATTGCGAGCATTGAATAGCGTAATGCCGCAACACGAAATTGCAAGCGAAATCAACTGCACTCAATCATTCATCAGTCAACTATTGACTGGTGCGCGGGCGCGTGTTGATTATGAAACAGGTGTTTCAATCTCAAAACTTTTTGAAAGAAAACAGCCTGAACTCCAACAAGAGCAAAACACCGAACTCAAAGAGGGCGCGGCATGAGTACCAATCAATCAAGCATTTGTGTTGCGGTTCGCAATTCGTCTGCTCCTAAAAAATTCTGTGTCCCACTGACTATTAATGGTGAAACAAGCACTTGGTTGGTTTTTGAATGGGCGTATCACCTTAAAGACCTACAAATTTACCAATTATGTGAAGTAGTGCAGGGGTTTGCTCCAATCCCTTGCTTAGAAGTTCAAGCGTCAAGTGTTTTATGGCTTCCGCAGGGAGTTTCTGCAATTCAAGATTCACCCGTTTCTTACTTTCAACAGGTAGTTCAGATGCTTGAACCTTATCAGCAATCAATTGTCGGAGGGTTTCCTCGTGAAATTTAACTGTAACCGTTCCCAGTATCGCGCTCAAGCCGCCATCGTCTGCCAAAAAGTCCATTCCTTTGGCGGTTATGGTCGGATACGAGAGCATAAATTGTCCGTCAAGGGACTGCCGAATATCAATATTAACAAGTCCGTGTTCTTTGAGGTAACAAATGGTGGGTAGATACCGATCATCGTCGTCAAAGTTAATTGTTTCATATGCGCTTGGGTACACGTCATTAAATAATTTTAGTAGTTCTAATTGGTAGTTGCGGTCAAGCATGATTTTCTTTCGGAAAAAAATTAATAGATTTTACGGTTAAAACTAAAAGAGGCACGGCATGTATTCATACACCATTAATTTTGACGCTTCACGCATAACGGCGCAAACACTCGAGTTAATCGAGTTACTTAAATCCCGCTTTTCTGAGCATATCGATAACGGCGGATTTGGCAATATCAGTTGCTTGTTGCTTGAGTGCCTCGATGTCGTTGTTGTTGATAGTGTGACCACAGCCAGCGCAGACGGAGCCAACGAACTCACTCAATTGCTTGGGTTTGGTGCTGGTTTTGAATTGCTTACAACCGCACTTCGGGCAGGCGAAATTGAAAGTGTCGGGCATTTGGAATCCTTTATTAAAGGTTTGAAAAATCAGGAGCAGAGCCAATGAGTGAATTATCCATTACGCCACGCGAAAAGGCAATGAAAGCCCGTTCCGACTTCTTGCAGCACATGGAAGCCAATGAAAAGCAGGCTGCAATTGCGTTTGCGCTCGGCGTTTCTGAAAGTACGGTTACGCGAATAAAAGAGAAAGTTGAGGATGTTTTTTATTTGCTGTATCAGGCTGGATGGATGGCTGTACCTGCTGATATGGCTTGCGTTGATAGAAAAACATATGAGGCTATTGCGCATATTGCAACACGGGCGATGAGCATTGAATCAGTTGCGCATGAGTTAACCAAAGTTACAGGAGGTGTTGAATGAAAGAGAAAAAACTACGTAAGAAGTTAAGCAAGGCAATCAGAAAGCAACTGCCTTACTTGGTTACAACAGAACACGCGCTTTATATAGGTGATGTTTTTGAAAACCTTGAAACTGCAATTACGCTTTATCGCCAGTTTCAGAAAGGTGCTTGTAAATCCAGAAAACGGGGAATTTGTGGGATGAATAAAGACGAAGCAAAAAGCGCATTGGAAAAAATCAGCATGGCTTTGGCATCTATCGGCTGTTGTCGCGTGACGGATGTATCGGAAGCAGACGTTCCAATGCCAGAAGGTTTGTACTGGGTTATCGACCATACGGAAGAATTGCGTTTAGTCGATGAGTTGGAGCGTTTTATCGAGAGTAATACGGCTTTATGTACCGAGCAAGATATTCACCCATTGAGTGCCACGTCATAAATTCTGCGTAGGTTGTTTCGGGTACGTTGTAGTAGTTGTAAGTTTTATAGGGGTTGCTGCGAAAGCGCACGTACAGAGTACCTGTGTTGACATCGTAGGCAACGGAATCAATAGCGTCCGAACGGGCGTAGGAAATGGTTTGAAAGTCCATGGGGATGTCCTTGTAAAAGTTAATGAATGCAGTTCTGGTAGGTTCTGCAATTCAATTGTACTACCAAGCGACGTCCTCGCCAATTAAGTGAGGTTTGTATGAAAACCGATGCACAAAACAATCAAATCTTAAAGTACCTGCAAACAGGTCGATCACTCACACCAATGGATGCACTTCAAAAGTTTGGGTGTTTTCGCTTGGGTGCGCGGATCTACGATTTGCGCGGTATGAATTACAACATTTTAACCGAAAAAGTACACGCAAATGGTAAGCGATTTGCGCGGTATTGGCTGGTTCAAGATAAGGTGGCGTGATGGACTTTGACAGAAAAAAATATGAGTCGCTATTGAAGTACATAGAGACCCGCGATAAGCAATTGGTCAAGGCTGGACATTATGCTCAAACTGAATTGCTTGATACGTTGATTAAGTTGCAAAAGTTTGGATTTGTAAACGTTGGCGGTCGCGCATCGTGTGGCGGAAAGGTCGATAAAACTTGGCTTATTTTTACAAAATGGAACGAGATTGTGAAAAAAGCCAACTCTATCGGCATGAGTATTCTGGTAGAGGATGTTAAGCAAAAAAACGCATACGCAACGATTTCTGGCGGATTTTGGCACGAAAACAAATACAGCATTAAGGTGGCGTAATGTCAGACAAACAAATGATGATTATTGCATCACCAGTACACCGCGAAAGAGCCGTGCAGATGGTTCGCCACGCGCCCGATGGGTACATTGTCGAGGTCAAGCCTAAAACGCGCTCATTAGAGCAAAACCGAATGCTGTGGGCGTGTTTGGACGATGTTGCAAAGCAAGTGGTTTGGCATGGTCGCAATCTGTCACGTGAGGAATGGAAACACGTTTTCACGGCATCACTAAAAACATTGGATGTTGTGCCAAACATTCACGGCACAGGGTTCGTGGTGTTGGGGCAATCAACAAGCGTGATGAACAAGCGCGAATTTAGCGATTTAATCAATTTAATACACGCTTTCGGTGCTGAGCATGGCGTGCAATGGTCGGATAGCGCGAATGAAGTGTACGCGCAGTGGTTAGAAATGGCGGCGTGATATGTGGAACTACGCAGAGTATGAACGCTTAAAAGGCGAATGGTTGGCGCAACACCCTGATGCTACGGCGGATGAGGTACAACGCGCCCTTAATGAATTGGCTGAAAGGCTTGGTGTGTGATGGCAGCGTTACCTTACATTCAATTATACGTTGCTGATTATCTTGCAGATACGGCTCATCTTTCAACAATCGAACACGGCGCGTACCTTTTATTGATATTCAATTATTGGCAACGCGGTGAATCGTTCAAAGCAAAAGATGAACGAACGTTGAACAAACGTTTAGCGTCCGTTGCGCGGCTTACTGAAAACGAGTGGGAAAACGTTAAGGAAACGTTGAGTGAGTTCTTTGAAATTACCGAAACCGAATGGAAACACAGACGTGTCGAAATAGATTTAGAAGCCGTAAATGCTAAATCTACGAAAGCATCGAACGCTGGAAAGGCAAGCGCAGCGCAACGCTCGAACAAACGTTCAACGGACGTTCAACAGACGTTGAACCATACAGATACAGATACAGATAAAGAATATATAAAAACATCGTCATCTGGTGATGACGCGGATGTGGTGGATGAAAAAATCGAAACACAAAAATCCGAATCTGCTCAACGCGCTGAGCCATTGGTTTGCCCATACGACAAGTTGGTTGATGTGTACCACAAACATTTTCCTGCTGGTGCAAGGCTGAAAGTTCTGAACGACTCGCGAAAGCGAGCCTTAAAAGCCAGATGGTTAGAAGCCTCACGCTTGGATGTTGCGCCTTTTGGCTATCAAACGCAAGCGGATGGATTGCGGGCGTGGGCTTCGTTTTTTGATGTCTGCGCTGATTCTGATTTTCTCACGGGTCGGGTGCAAGTGTCAGGGCGTGCACCGTTTTTGGCAGACCTTGACTTTTTCATGCAGCCGTCATCATTTGCAAAATGTCTTGAGAACAAATACCACAGGGATTTAACAGCATGAACGATAGCAATTTACAGGTTTTGGATTTGTACAACATCGAATCTGAATATGCGGTTTTGGGCGCCTTGATGCAGTTTCCAAAGGCTTACGACGATGTGGTTGATGTGATTTTGCCAGGGCATTTCTTCATCGACAAGCATCAAAAAATTGCCAAAATCATTTTTGGTTTGGCTGAGCGCGGCAAGTCGTTTGATGTGATTTCGGTCATGGATAAGGCGGGTTCTCGTATTGATGAGTTGGGCGGTATGCCTTACCTGAACTCGGTTGTTACAAGTGTTTCGAGCCATGCACTTACGAAAAACCATGCTCAGATTGTCAAGGATAAATTTATTAAACGCTCACTTAGAATTGCAGTTGATGAGTGCAATGCCAATCTTTCAGATGGTAGCGCTCAAGATGTTGCTGACGCTTTGATTGAAGCGGTTGAAAAAATTATTTCGGTACGCAAAACATCCGAGCCATTAACCGCGCTTGAATGCGTGCATCGTTTGGTTGCAGACATTGAAAATAAAAAGTTTGGTGACAATAAAAACCTTGTACCAACTGGTTTGCCGAGTGTTGATGCGTTTTTTAACGGCGGTTTTGAGCGTGGCAATGTTGTGATCGTCGCTGGTCGTCCGAGCATGGGTAAAACCGCTTTTGCTACGAGCCTTGCTTTGCCTATGGCGGATAACTTCAAGGTGCTTATGTTCAGTATGGAAATGAGTGAGCGTGAGATTACACGCCGTTGTTGTGCGTCTGTTGGTGCTGTGCCGTCCACATGGCTTACAGGCTCGCATGACGCTGAGAATGATGATTACTGGCAAAGTTTCACCGAGTTTGGCGAAGCCCATGCCAACAAAAGTTTTTGGGTTGATGACCGAGGGCTTTTGTCCGCATCGCAAATTCGCCAAACCTGCAAACGACACAAGCGAAAGCACGGACTTGATGTGGTTGTAATTGATTATCTCGGATTGATGAATATTAAGGCTGACAAGGGCGGCACACGAGCGCAGGCAATTGGAGAGGTGACAGCACAACTCAAAGCAATGGCTAAAGACTTAGGCGTGGTGCTTATCCTGCTGCACCAACTCAATCGAGGCAATACCGAGCGCAACGATAAACGCCCGAACATGTCCGACCTGCGCGATAGTGGCGCGATTGAGCAGGATGCAGACATCATCATACTTATTCATCGTGACGAATATTACGATGCCGACAACACAAATGCTGAGGGTCACGCAGAAATCATCGTTGACAAATACCGTGCGGGACAACGTGGAATTTTGAACATGACATTTGAAGCCCAGTATTGCCGATTTGTGACGTGGAACGGTCAACGGCATGTGAAAAAAGAAACGCAAAAACAAGTAAGCAAGGGGTTTGGTAGCAAATCTGCGTACAAAGACCGTTACACACAGGTGGATTTCTGATGGCTAATTACCGCAACCCCAAACTACTACGCGCAGTTGCAACATTGCCGTGCCAAATATGCGGCAATCATGGAACACAGGCAAGCCACAGCAATCAATTTGACAACATAAACCGATTGGTGCATAATGCCCGTGCTGCATACACAGATGCAGTTGGGTTTAGCAGCCTACATAGCAAAAGCGGACGCACCGCTTTCAATCGTTTGGCGGTTTTTTTGCGTCTACAGCATGGCTCATCTATGGGTGAGGCGTGCGGGGCAATATCGAAAGGTATTGCGCCAGTTTCTTTTGCTACTGGTCTGCTAACCCGCACGTTCTCGCCCACCCTTTTAGCAGGGGGTGAACGAGGAAATCAAACCTTGTTTATTGGAGCAAAAGCCATGACAAATCTATCTATCAGTGCGTCCGCACCCGCAGTTTCAATCGTTAATCAACAAGTAATCACCAGCAGTTTAGAGGTCGCGCGTGTGTTCGAAAAACGACACGATAATATCGTTCGTGCGATTGCTAACTTAGCCGTCCAGTGTGATGATGATTTCCGTCGCCTCAATTTTCAGGAGACGGTCGTAGAGCGCGAAAATCCAAGCGGTGGCGCACCCATCAAATCACCAGCCTACAACCTCACCCGTGACGGCTTTACATTGTTAGCAATGGGATTTACAGGCAAGCAAGCCTTGCAATTCAAACTTGCCTACATTGCGCAGTTCAATGCAATGGAGCAATCAATACAACATCCAAAACCCATGCACATGCGCCGATGGTTGGTCACATTCAGAGACGGTCAAGAATTTTTCCATGAAATTGATTGGGATGATTGTCTAATCAAATATAAAGAACTACCAAGACTCCTAAAAGCCCGCGACAACATCATCAGTACCGAGTTGTTGAAATCCATTGCCACGGCTTGCATTGAGCGGTTAAGTGATCGTTGCGGTCAAAGGTTGAGTTGATATTTAGGAGAACAAAATGGGTAAAAAAATTAATTTAGTTGGACGTAGGTTTGGGCGGCTTCTTGTTTTGTCTGAGTCAGATAAACGAATTGGCGGAAATGTTTTTTGGGATTGTATTTGTGATTGCGGGAAAAACCACACATCAAGTTCGGTTTCTTTGCGAAGAGGGGATACAAAAAGTTGTGGTTGTCTATTTTTGGATGTTGCGGCGCAAAAGGGCAAAAACAAAAGAACGCACGGAATGACAATAAGTAGGGCGTATAACACTTGGATAGGCATGAAACAAAGATGTTTGAATAAAAATAACCCTAAATATGAATTTTATGGTGGTAGAGGTATTTCGATTTGTAAAGATTGGATGGATAGTTTCGAGGCTTTTCACAATGATATGGGTGACCCACCAGAGGGATATTCTCTCGACAGAATTAATGTTGATTCTGATTATGAAAAATCAAATTGCAGGTGGGCAAACCAAACAACTCAACAAAATAATAGGAGGAATAATAGGCTTGTGCCATGCGATGGTGGTTTAGTCTCGTTGTCCGAATTTGAACGAAGAACAGGAGTGTCTCAGGATTTAGTTGGACAAAGAATTAGACGCGGAGTACCAATAGAAAAAGCGGTTATTAAATGAGAGCGCACCGCAGAACAATGGGTGCGTTGTTTGAAAATGGATTGATAGGTGTTTTATGACCGACACATCAAGCGAAGCACACCGCCATGCGTGCGAGGTCAAAGAGTTTGCGCGATTTTTGTATTTGAGCATGTACGCAAAGGTGGTGCAGACAAGAATTGAAAACGGGGACGCATTCAAGCGCAGGCTTGATGGCGTTGAAAAACACAGAGGCAAAGATTCAAGGGTAAGGCTTGAATCGGATGCTTGGGAATTTTTAAGGAGTAATTTATGAGCGAAGCGGTACAAAAATTGATTAACGAACTACTGCGCATTACGCGCAAAGATTGGGGGTTGTGATGAGCGCATGGCTTTATATCGCAAGCGGAATCGGTGCATTCATTGTGTTTGTAGCAATGTTCGTATTGATGAATCTATCAGACGAATGGGAAAAACAAAACCGTGAGGGATGGGATGGCTGATATTTTAATTGGCATTGATGCTGGCGTTCACACAGGATTTGCACGCTCATTCAATGGCTGTCTATCCGAGGTTAAGACGTACAACATTGTTGAGGCGATGAATGACCTGCTTTTCTATTGCAAAAACGGTAGAAATCCCTATGGCGTGAAAATCTACATCGAGGACGCACGTAAGCGAAAGTGGGTTACTGGTGGGCGTGAGAAGTTGCAGGGTGTTGGTTCTGTTAAACGAGACTGCGCTATTTGGCAAGAGTTCTGTGAGTACCACGGCTTTGAATATGAGTTGGTAGCGCCCAAGAACAATCGAACAAAGTTGGATGCTCAACAATTCGCACGTTTGACTGGATGGACAGAACGCACGAATGAGCACTCACGAGACGCGGCAATGTTAATTTTTGGACGGAAATAGCCCTGCGTCAATAGTAACGAGGTTTAAATATTTTTTTGGAGTAAACATGAATACGGACTATGCCGATACGGTGGCAAAAATGAAAGAAATTGCGGCTCATTCAGAAGGAGATCGTGAAAAGGCGCATATAGAAGCAGACGATTTGCTTTGTAAATACCTGCGATCTACAGGGCGTAATGCGCTGGTTAATGCTTATGAGCGCGTTGCCAAGTGGTACGGTTAAGCGGGATGGGTGCTTGAGGTTTGGGGGTGGGGCAGAACCAAGACCAAAGGCGATTGGTTGATTGTAGATGTGAGTTAGGGGGTGATTATGAAAGATTGCAGATTTGAACATTGGTGCGAGCCTGTTTTTAATTTAGTAGAGCAGTCGCTTGGTGATACATGCCCTCATTGTGGGTTTTTTGTGCCTGATACCAAAAGCAATCGTGCGTGTGGCGATACCAGAAATGATAACAAATTGCTGGCTTTGTATAGTAGTGGCAATAAAATCGAAGCGGTGGTATTGCTTACCGATGAAATTGACCCACAAGAGTGGGCGAAGAACCAACATGTAGAGAGTGGTTGGGAATTTAGGCTTTTGTTCGTTAGAAAGTAGGGGTAATTATGGAAGATTGCGAAGTACGGATTTGTCTTAAAGGCTTGGAGCCGTTCAATTTGATATGCGCAGATGAAGAAGCGCGAAAATTTTTTGACGAAGTGAAGAATGAAAAATTTGCTTGCATAAAGTCTATTCTGATAAACACATCAGAGATTATAGCGGTTGGCATTTTGAATTAAGGGGTGAATATGACTTTTTGGGATTTTGTAAACGCTCATCATGAGGGTGTTGGTAATTTTTTGATGTACTCGGTGATGTTGGCTTTTTGTGCGTTTATTGCTTGGTTAGCATCAAAAGACTGACAAATAAAAACCGCCCGCTGGTAACGGACGGCTTTAGTGGTGCGGTTGTGTTGCAAATGACAATTGAATGATAACACAACGAAAAGGGTCTTATGGATTACTACACAATTTTCGATAATTTCGGACGCGGGTTTTGGCAAGAGCAAGGCGATAGACCAAACGGCACAAAATGTAATCTTGGCAGGTTTCAACCAAGAGAAGTCGCGCCGCTGGTTGATTGGGATTTGTATCGAGCCACGCACGCAGCATTAGAGCGTATGGACTACATAGACCGAAGATATTTTGTTCTAACTGCTGTTGGTATGGTTGATGGTACTCGATACAAGCCACATCAAGCGATAGAGCATATTCATCGAGAGTGTTTGCTCAATATGCGCCTGTATAGCCGAAAAACGATTGAAGAGCGATTTAATCGGATTGGGCTTGAGCGGTATCAAAGTGATTTTATTTTGTCGGTGGAAAAATGTATGAATATGAACGTGGCGATTTAACAAAAGCGGTGATGATTGTGTTGCGCAACAGTAGAGAGCCGTTGTCATCTTATGAGGTTTTTGAGAGGTTGCCACGCTTGAGTTCAGTGTTTGATGCAAAACAGGTAAAAAATATTCTGATTATTTTAGCGAAACGACACAAAGTCAAAAAACAGTCCGTATCAGAGGTTAGAGGTAGATATAAAGTGTCAAATAAATACTGGGTTTGACAAAGTTTTAATTCGGGTGTATATTCGCACTAAGTGCTCGAAACACTTACGTGCAATAACCGCACACCTCGTCGTATGCGGTTTTGTTTTACTGCTCCACAGATTTTTCAATGGACAGGTGGCTTTACTCGTGAGGGTAAGGCGCAAGGCACGTACTTGTTTCGAACACCTGTCCGCCCCATCGAAAGGGCTTCCGAAAATCTTCTACGTGGAGTTTCAAAATGAACAATTCTATTCAACTTTTCAATTTTCAAAATTCATCAATCCGAGTTGTTTCGGATAACCCAAATGCACCTGAATTTGTCGCTGTTGATGTGGCAAAAGTTTTAGGCTATGCAAAGCCATTGCTTGCAGTTAAGCAGTTTTGCAAGGGGGCTGTGAAATACAGCATCCTTAAAACCGCAGGTGGGAAGCAAAAATTACGCACCATCTTAGAGCCTGATTTGTACCGTTTGATTTTTGGCTCAAAACTCGAAAGTGCTATAGCGTTTCAAGATTGGGTATTTGATGAAGTCCTACCCTCAATTCGAAAAACAGGATCATATACAGTACCCAAAACCGCCACCCCAGAACAAAAGCAACACATCAAGTCATTGGTCATTAAACGAGTAAACGAATCAGGCGCAAGTTACTCAACAATGTGGAACGTGGTATTTGATGCGGCAGGTTTTAACAAACTCGAAAACCTTACGCCTGCATCATACGAGCGAGCATGTGCATTTTTCAAGGTAGAGACTTTGACAGGCGAGTGGGAACATGTAAGGACACCAAGGCTCAACATCCCAACAAACGATGGTCGTTATCTTTTGGTGATTCGTGGAAACCAAACCACTGTTATTGATGCGACAAACCACAACCTCATAGAAGCGGTGCATGCGCGAAAAATCCAACAAGATATGGGAACTATGAGGCTGGCTCTGCAAGACTTGAGCCATCGTATGCAATTGCTGCACGGTGATGTAAATGAAGATGTTGTTGCGCAACCGTTAGAAATTGCGATGAATTAAATCATTATTGTGCGTGAATGGGGCTATTTTTCCACCATTCTGATGTTCAATGGGTGACAAATATTGCCAAAAATCGCTAAAACTGGCAATATCACAACAAATGCGGTTTTGCTGCTTACGCGAAACGCGCATTACAAAATCACACACCGCCCACTTCAATGTTGGGCGGTTTTTTTATGCCTGAGCCATGCCCCAAATAATTGAAATCACCGAATCAATGATTGATTGGATAGAGGGGCAAGGTGTCTCTATGTTACCCGTGCTGGCTCTCATGCAAAAATACCAAGCGCAAGAGAAAAAACAGCATGCACCACAGCGCATGGGTAACAAGCCAACAGAGCCAAAATGCGCACTGGGTAGAAACACACGAAGCCCTGCGGACGATGAGACGATGCGTAAGATGAGAGCCAAGGCTTGGCATGAGCAGGGTATCGGCATGATTGAGCCAGCAAAACTGGCAAACAGCAGTGAAAAATTATGGCTCATAGGTTACTTCGAGCAGCAATACGGTAAGCGGCGTTGTGACAATGACGACAATCCGCTAAACCCTTTTCGAGATTGAATGACAGCCGACCCAATTGGTCGGTTTTTTTTATGAATATAGCATTATGGCGAGACCATCCAAACTCACACCATCACAATGGGAAGAGATATTAAGGCGTGTTGTAGATGGAGAGAGCATACGATCGCTTGCCAAAGAATATGGTGTTGGGGAAGCAACAATCCGAGAGAGAGTTTCCGCGCAGGCAGAAAAAATTAAAACCGTTGCAAATCAAATAGTTAAAGCGGAAGAGGCGTTAAATGAATTACCGATTTCCGCGCAGATAACCGCGCAGGGTTATGCCGCTCAATTGAGAGCCATATCAGACAATCTAACAGGCGCAGCACTCAATCAATCTAAGACATCAAAAATCATTTCAAAACTTGCTAACGCAAAGGCTGAAACATTATCTGTAGATAGTCACGAGGGTGATTTCAAAGAAGTGGCTATCAAAATTAAATTGGCAAATGAAGCCAGTGCAATTCCTGTGGCATTGCTTAATGCTAATAAGGAAGTGGTTAAAAATATCAACGAATCAACCGACGATAAAGCCGACAAGGTGAGTATTGAAGAATATGAGAAAGCAAGGCTTAAGATGTTGGGTCAATATTAAAGGTATTAAATGGCAACAGATGCGGCGCATGATTTGGCGATACGCATAGAAGCCAAACATGATTTACATTTCTTCACCAGATATGCCTTTTTCATGCGGCGAGGATTTAAGTGGACGGACAATTGGCATCATAAGGTTATATGTGACGCGCTCATGCGTGTGCATAGTGGTGAATGTAAGCGATTGATTATCAACATTCCTCCGCGTTACTCAAAGACAGAGATAGCCGTAGTTAATTTTATGGCGTGGTCTTTGGCAAAGAATCCTGATTGCGAGTTTATCCATACATCATACTCAGCGCGGTTAGCAAGCAACAATGCTGCAAATACCCGCGATTTGGTTGGTAGTGATTGGTATCACGACTTATTCCCTGATGTTTTGATAGATGCAAGTTCAACCGCAAAAGACCACTGGAAAACGATAAGTGGTGGGGTTGTGTACTCCGCTGGTGCTGGTGGTGCAATTACTGGTTTTGGTGCAGGCAAGTTGCGTGATGGTTTTGGTGGGGCTGTCATTATTGATGACCCACATAAAGCAGACGAAGCCACCTCAGAGGTGATGCGGCAAAATATCAAAGATTGGTTTCAAAACACGATTGAATCCCGTCTTAATAGTAAAGAGACGCCAATTATCATCATCATGCAACGACTGCACGAGGATGATTTAAGTGGATGGCTGCTCAATGGTGGCAATGGTGAGGAATGGGAACATATTTGCTTACCTGCTATCAATAAAGACGGCGAACCGCTTTGGGCGTTCAAGCACACTATTCAGGAATTAAGGCGTTTAGAAAAAGCAAGCCCTTATATCTTTGCAGGTCAGTATCAGCAGATTCCAGCCCCTTTAGACGGCGGCATATTCAAACCAACAGAGATAGGCATTATTGATGCGCTACCAACAGAGCCTATCAAATGGGTTCGCGGTTGGGACTTAGCAGCATCAACCGATGGCGACTATACCGCTGGGGCAAAGATAGGAAGATTGGCGGATGGGCGCATCATCATTGCCGATATTTTATGTGACCAGTTGCTGACTGATTCACGCGATGCGGCAATTAAAAATACGGCTTCATTAGATGGGTCACGATGCGCCATCAGCATACCGCAAGACCCAGGTCAGGCTGGTAAATCTCAATCGGTTTACTTTGGAAAGATGTTGCAAGGGTTTAATGTGAAATTCAGCCCAGAGACTGGAGATAAGGTAACACGCGCCAGTCCATTTGCCTCTCAGGTTAATGTTGGCAATGTTGTTATGTTACGTGGCGGATGGAATGACGGGTTAATCAATGAAATGCGCATGTTTCCAAACGGGAAGTATGACGACAGGATAGATGCTTGTAGCCGAGCATTCAATCATCTAATGGAAATGCGCGACCCTAATGTATGGGCAAGGATGTAGTTAATGGCGAGAATGAAAAACAAGCGGCATAACCGATTGCCAACAAAGGATAGTATCAGCAACTTTGAGGCTCGCATTGGGTTAAGCAATGCCGATAATATGCTGGCTAACTCAACCTATACGACTAATTTCACCTCTCGCAATCGTGTTGTTCTTGAAAACGCTTATCGTAGTTCATGGCTTGCAGCAATGGCGATTGACACCAAGGCTGAGGATATGACGCGTGAAGGCGTGGACGTTATATCCAAGATTACTCCTGAGCAATCACAAGAAATACAACAACACGTAACAGATTTGTCTATCTGGGTGCATTTGTGTGATGCACTAAAGTGGTCGCGTCTGTATGGTACGTCTATTGCAGTACATTTGATTGACGGTCAGGACATGGAAACGCCTTTAGACCCTGAAACTATTGGCGTTGGTCAGTATAAAGGGCTTGAGGTGATAGACCGATGGGGTTTGCAATTATCGTCCGAAAAAGTAACAGATTACGGCTCACAATATGGTGAGCCTTTGTTTTATACAGTGGTTGAGCCGTTTTCGCCACTGCACGGCAAAAAGATACATTACACACGGTTGATTCGATTTGATGGTGTCAAATTACCGCGCCGACAAAAAGCATTAGAACTTGGTTTCGGCCAGTCAGTATTAGAACGCTTATGGGATAGGATGGTGGCGTTTGATTCAGCCACCGAGGGCATGAGCCAACTTGTGTTTAAGGCGCATTTACGCACGTTCAAAGTTGAGGGTTTGCGTGAAAATGTCTTGGGCGCAATGGATGATGGTACGGCTTTAAACGGCTTGGTCAGAAACGTCGATATGATGCGTCGATACCAAAGCAATGAGGGAATAACCCTTATTGATGGTGCTGATGATTTTCAAACACAGACATACACGTTTTCTGGGTTGCCTGATGTTATAGCGCGATTGGGCGAACAGGTTTCGGGTTCTTTACAAATTCCATTGGTTCGATTGTTTGGCCAGCCACCATCGGGATTGAACTCAAGTGGCGAATCGGACTTACGCACATACAACGATGGTTTGGCGCGTGAGCAAGTGCGCGATTTACAAATTCCAGTTAATCAAATATACGACTTCGTATCGAGGTCGTTATTTGGTTCGCCATTGCCAAAAGAAACAAAAATTAAATTTCGCCCATTGTGGCAAATGTCTAATATTGAGCGCGGTCAATACGCGAGCACTATAGCCACGGCTGTCTCTGGTTTAGAAACAGCGGGGACAATATCGCAATCGGTCGCGCTTAAAGAACTCAAGCAATCCAGCGAAATTACAGGGATATTTTCTAATATCACTGATAAGGATATTGAAGATGCTGCAAACGTACCAACCGCACCAAGTCCAAACCTTGGACAGAGTACGCAGGGTCAAGATGATAACACCGACCGACCCAAAGGGGGCTTGGCGAAAATACTCGAAAGCCTTGGTATCGGTAGCAAACCAAGTACAGAAAATAGTCAAGTCAACGTATAACCCAAACGACCCAACATTCATCAAGCATTTAATAAATGCACTCGATAGTTACTCAGAGCAAATACATGGCTTTGCAGAAGATGTGGCTGGTGATTTTGTTGAGGGGGTTTATAAGTCTGATAAAGCCTATTGGGTCAATATCTCGCAAGAGATGAGTAAGGAAATGCGCAGCATCATACACAGCACGGATGTTGGTGCATCCATGCGTGACATTCTGTATGGTCAGGTTGATTTAATCAAGTCAATACCGCGAGAAGCGGCGGAGCGTGTACTCGATAAGGTGATAGAAGCCAAGATAAACGGCACACGCTCCAGCGATTTAATCGACTTCATAATGCGCACTGGTAGCGTATCAGAGGGGCGTGCGCAGGTCATAGCGCGCACAGAAGCAAGCAAGGCGAGTACGGCGTTGACACAAGTTCGTGCGGTCAAAATAGGGAGTGACGGCTATACATGGTCAACAGCAAATGACCCGATTGTGCGTGAGTCGCACCGAAAAAAGAATGGCAAGTTTGTGAGGTGGGATAAGCCGCCCACATTAGATGGTATGACAGGACATGCAGGGTGTTTTCCCAATTGTAGGTGTTTAGCTTTGATTAGTTTACCTTTTTAAGATTATGAAAATACGAATTAATGGATTAAATTGGTTCACGGACAAGGATTGGAAAGAGGAAGAGCACCCGCGTTCGGCTAATGGTGAATTTGGTAGTGGTGGCGCATCGAAGAAAACTCATCACTGGACAATGGAGGGCGATAAAAAGCCAACCGATTCGCAGATTGAGCGGTTAAAAAAATTACGCGTACCGCCAGCGTGGACGGGAATTAGATTATCTACCGATGAAAAAGCAGATTTGCAAGTGGTGGGCAAAGACGCAAAGGGTAGAACCCAATACTTGTACAGTGCAGAGCATTCAGAACGCGCAGCAGCCGAAAAGTTTGCGCGGCTCAAAGAGTTTAACAAAGTGGCGAACAAGATTTCTGATTCTGCAAAAAAAGACATGCTCGATAAAAATCAGCCAGATAAAGTACGTGATGCGGCAGCGATTACTTATCTCATTTCTCAAACAGGTTTTCGCATTGGAAGCGAAACCAATACACAAGCAGAGGTACAGGCATTTGGCGCAAGCACACTTAAAGGTTCGCATGTCCAAGTAAAAGGTGATGTGATTGACTTTGAATTTATCGGTAAAAAAGGTGTATCGATTAAAAAGCAATTAGTCGATAAGTCAATGGCAAAGTACATCACTGACCGTAAAAAACAGGTTGGCGATGAGGGCAAGTTATTTACTGCAAGCGATGCTTCTACTCGTGATTACTTCAAAGCCAATGGCGGTACTAATTTCAAAGTGAAAGATTTTAGAACGTGGGTGGGTACGCAGTTGGCGTTGAAAGAAATGGTTAAGCCGCCGCCTGTTAAAACCGAGAAAGATTTAATAAGCAAGAAAAAGGATGTGGCGAAAGTTGTATCAAGTCATTTAGGTAACACGCCCACAGTAGCAATTCAATCCTACATTGACCCTGCGGTGTGGAGATATAAACAGCCAATTTCAGAAAAGACTATGGACGCAAAAGAGAATGATTTATTGGGCGATTTCCTCGAATGTACCCATTATGACAAAACTGGCGATTGGAAAAATTTCGATGATGAACCAACAAAGGACAACAATATGAGCAATTTAGACGAGTTGTACAGTAAATTATGTGGCAAGCCTACGGGCGATGGTGATTTCCCTGGGCATCCGTTCCGTGGCAATCAGTTTGCCAAAGGAAAGTCAGGTGGTGCAGAGAAACACACTCGACATGCTAATCGTGTTGGCACTGCGGCGGCGCATAAACGAGCACATGAAGCACATACGCGTGCAGCGGCGCATACATCAGGCGTGACTAAAGCGCACCATTTACACATGGCGAAAGAGCATGCGAAGATTCACAAACGATTGAGTAAATAACCATGCGATTTTACACAACCGTCAATATTGGCGATACAAGAGCCCTCACGCCAGAGGGCTTTTTAATTTGTAAAAACGTGCCTATTGCTCGTACTGGTGAAATGCTTTACGCAGAGCATGAAATCGGATTGTCTGGGGATGAGCGCGGCATTGTCCGAGTAACCCGTGATGCCGAAGATGTGTTCGATGAAAAGACCATCGCCAGTTTCGAGGGCAAACCCATCACGATTGATCACCCAGATGATTTAGAGGTTAACCCTGAGAATTGGAAAGAGTTATCAGTTGGTGTGGTGCAAAACGTGCGCAGAGGAAAGGATGCGGATGAAGACAAGTTATTCGCTGATTTAATAGTTCAGGACGCAAAAGCCATTAAGTTAGTTGATGGTGGGCTGCGTGAAGTTTCGTGCGGATATGACGCCGAGTACGAACAAATTGAAAATGGTCGAGGGCGTCAATTCAACATTGTGGGAAATCACGTTGCCTTAGTTAAATCGGGGCGATGCGGTAACTCATGCAAAATTGGAGATTCAAAGATGAAGAAAAAATTAAGTTGGGGCGATAAGTTAAAACGTGCCTTAGCGTTTGGCGATGAAAACACAGTTAATGAATTGGTTAATCAAATTCCAGAAGGTGAAGATGTACCCACCAAAGACGATGATGAAACCGAAAAAGGTCACACCATCAACATCAATTTAAACGGTGCAAAATCGGATGATGTCAAACTACCGACAGAACCAACTGTGGACGATGATGAAGATACAGACCCTATGGAAAAAATCATTGCTATTTTGGAAGCGCTCTCTAATCGCTTGGATAAGTTAGAGGGTAGCACTACCGATGATGACGAAGAATTAGACGATCAAGAAGATTACGGCAATATAGATGATACAGAATCTACTGGTGATGATGATTTAGAAACGCCTCCAGAAGGTAATTATGACATCGAACAAGGCGCTAAAACAGGCGATTCAGTTTCATTGTTGCGCTCATGGCAAGACTTGCGCTCAAAGGCTGAAATCATTAGTTCGGGCTTCCGTATGCCTACGTTCGATGCCAAAGCCAAACGGTCTAAAACGATTGATTCAATGTGTCAAGTACGAAAACAGGTTCTTGGTCGTGCGTTGAAAGTTGGCGATAGTGCCGATGTGATTAAAGGCATTGCTGGCGGTACGCCTAATGTGCCAAAAATGACATGCGATGCAGCGGCGATTTTGTTCAATCAAACCGCCCGTGAAATGTCTGCTAAAAACAATAACAAGCGTACAGGTGATGCGAAACATTCGTTCAACAAATTGGACACGAAAGCGCAAAACACAGCATTCGCAGAATTTTGGAAAAATAAGTAACCCAATCCCTAAACCACTACAAGCCCTCGATAAGAGGGCTTTTTTTATGGAGTAACAAACAATGACTGCATATTTATATCGTATGCCTGCTGGTATTGCTGGCGCAGTATCACGCATCAATGATTCAAAAATCAAGCAAGAAGTATTCACAGGTAATCCTGCTGCCTCTTATGGCTTACCTGTTGCCATTCAAACAGATGGCACGGTAGCGCCTGCTGGCGCAAGTGATACGGTTTACGGATTTTTAGTCCGTCCTTATCCGTCTCAACCAACCGCTGTCGATAGCGATGGCACAGTAATCTCTGCTAACAAATTGGTAGACATCATGGTTAGCGGTTATATGACTGTGTCTATTCCTACTGCTGATGTTGCAACTGCAACCAAAGGTACAGCGGTTAAGAACTCAGGTACAGGCGTAGGCGCTGCATCGGGTACTGCTATTCCTTTGTGCTTCTTTGAAGGCAGTGCAGACGCTTCAGGCAATGTTGAGATTCGTTTCAACGTCTAAAACAAAATCAAACAAATAAACAAAGCCGCGCAATGCGGCTTTTTTTTATAAGGAAAAACAGATGTATACATTTGATAAAGCAACAGTCGATAGCACGGGCGCATTTCTGATTGGCGAATTGGAGCGTTTAGACCCTGAAATTCATTTGCCATTAGTTGACTGCCAATGGTCGCGCGACGTGGATGTACGTAAAGACGTTACCATCGGTGATGAATTCACATCATTCACTTTGAGTAAGTTTGCAAATGCTGGTGGCTCAAATTCGAACGGTATTTCATGGGCTGGCAAAAACACCACAGCAGAATCAAACATCATGGTGGATATTGAGAAAAAATCTACGCCATTAGGCTTGTGGGCAGCTCAAATCTCTTGGTCAATCGTGGAGTTGGAGCAATCAATTCGATTGAACCGTCCAATTGATTCAGACAAATTGCAAGGCTTGAATCTCAAGTGGAACATGGATATGGACAACCTTGCCTATAAAGGCGATGCGTCAATCAGTTCTACGGGTTTGCACAATAACGCAACCGTTACCGTTTCAAATGCAGCCAATGGCGCAAGCGGTTCATCTACATGGGCAAGCAAAACACCTGCGGAAATTCTTGCGGACATCAACGCGGCTTTGACGGCGCAATGGTCAAGCACTGGTTTTGCATTGCCAGCAAACCGAATTTTGGTATCCCCTGCTGCGTTTGGTAAGTTATTGCAACCCGTGTCAAATGCTGGCAATACCTCAATTTTGTCCTATGTGTTGGAAAACAACATTGCCAAAGCAAATGGCGGCATGAATATTGAAATCTATGCAAGCAAATGGCTGACTGGCGCAGGTGTTGGCGGCAAAGACCGTATGGTTGTTTATCGCAAAGATTATGGCGTAGCACGCTTGCCATATACAGACTTGGCATTCCTTGCGCCTCAACCAGACGGCTTGTATCAGAAAGTATCTTACTACGGCAAAGTGGGTGCGCTTGAAGTGGTACGCCCAGAGGCTATTGCTTACGTTGATGGGGTGTAATCATGGAGATCAATGTTATTCAACGCTTTAATTTGGTCTTGCCTGAGGGTACACGTGTAATTGAGGTTGGTACACACACCATTGAAGACGAAATCTACAAAAAGCACAAGTGGTTTATTGATGAATTTACAGACGCTAAAAAGCCAACGGTAGAAACCGCGCAAGATTGCGACGAAGATTGCGACGAAGATGCAACCATCGAGAACGAGCCAACGGTAGAGCCTGCGCCACGTAAAAAGCGCGGGGGCTAATTATGCCACCCGATTTAACGATTGAATCATTTGTCGGTTTAATGCCTGAGTTTGCTGATGTGGGTACGCAGTATATCCAACCATACATTGACATTGCGAACGGCTTTCCCCGCTTGAGAAAGTGGGGAAATATGTTCACGCTTGGTGCATCTTTGTGGGTAGCGCATTACGTCTATGTTCGCATTGGTGACCCGATTGTGTTTACAAGAGGTGGCAACGTAGTTAAATCGGGCGGTGGCGCAAATAACGGCATTATTGCATCTAAATCTGGGGGTGGTGTATCGGCTTCTTACGACACATCCGCCACGCAGTTTCAGAATCAACCGTTTTGGAATATGAGCAAATATGGCGCTCAGTTTTATCAATTGCTACGGTCTTTTGCATACTCAGATAGCGTGGTGCAGTTATGAGTGTTAAACATGACGACAGCGGCTGGAAACAATTAAAAGAAACACTTACTGAGTTGGCGAATAAGCGTGTGTTGGTTGGCGTTCCAGAAGATAAGGCGCAACGAAAAGACGGCAAAATAAACAATGCGCAAATTGGCTATCTAAATGAATTTGGTTCGCCCTCACAAAACATACCAGCGCGCGATCATCTGCGTGTTGGCGTTAAGGCGGCTAAAGATGAAGTGGCAAAGTGTTTAGAAAAAGGCGCGAAGTCTGTTCTGAAAAGCGGAAATATTGATGATGCCATTGGTTATTTTGATGCCGCCGGCGAAGTCGCATCTGGAAGCGTTAAGAAACTCATTGCTGATGGATTAAGTCCTGAACTTTCTCTGTCGACTATTAAACAGCGCGAGCGGAGCAATGCGAGCCGCAAACGTAATGTTAAAAAACAAAAAGCGGCTGGGACTTATTCAATATCTCAATGGAAGCCGCTTATTAATACAGGCGAATATCGCAAGTCGATAACTTCTGTCGTAGTTGATAAGGGTAAGTAATATGGCGTTATTAGATTTCTCAGATGTGATAGAAAGTCCAGAGTTCACCGATGAAGCGGTGTGCATTCGCAGGCTTCAATCCATTGGCGATGATGGTGTGGCAACTGAAACCATTGAGGAAATACCGTTCGAGGGTATATTTACCGCAAGCGGTGGCAATATCCTAAACCTTGTTCGTGATGGCGCGTATGTATCGGGTGGATTGAGCATTACCACGATGTTTGAGTTGCAGGATGGAGCAGCAACACTAAACGGCGAGACTACTTATCTTGCCGATGAGGTGAAATGGCAAGGAAATATCTATCTTGTCAACAACGTGCAGGACTATAAAAACTTCGGTCAAGGTTTTTATGTTGTGACATGCCAAATCAAGCCGGTTGGCGGGGGTGTGCGATGAATACATCCTCCACTGGTGGTTATGTATCACAAACCAACCCCGCTGACACACAAGCGCAAATCTTGTCAAAGATGCACGATTTAGTGGTCGGCATTACTGGGCTTGATAAAAAACTGGTGCGTCCTCGATGGCAAAACATCATCCCAACTATGCCAGAGGTTGGTGTGGATTGGGTGGCGTTTGGCGTTGATTCGATAAAAAAAAATGAGCCAAGCATTACGCACTCCCCAGACGATACAGACACACTTACCCGACATGATGGCGTTTCCTTTGTGTTTTCGTTCTATGGCAATAATGGGCTTGAGAAAGCGCAGTCTTTTATTGATGGCGTGGGAATTCCTCAAAACACAGAAACCATGCGAGCGCAAGGTATAGGACTTGTTGAGTGCACTGATATAACCATTTCCGCTGATTTAATCAATGACCAATGGCAAAGGCGTTATGACATACGAATGTATTTCAATATCCGCATAGACCGAACCTATCCGATTCAAAACATTTTAACCGCCCCTGTGGCGGTTTTTTCATAAGGATTAAACATGGCTGTATCTAATCAATTATCCGTGTCAAACGTTGTTAATGTACAAATCTCATTGCAAGCCAAACTCGCGCAAATTCGCAACTTTAGTAACTGTTTATTGTTAGGGTCAAGCGCAGTATTGAGCATGGCGGAGGGTTATCGTACTTACACGTCAAGCACTGCCGTTGCGTCAGACTTCGGCACAACCGCGCCAGAGTATTTGGCGGCACAATCGTTTTTCGCTCAAAGCCCTAAACCACAATCCTTGATGATTGGGCGATGGGCATTGTCAGCGACAGCGGCCACACTACAGGGCGAAACTCTTTCGGCTGCTAAGCAGGCGTTGACCAATTTTACGGGCATTACCAATGGCGCGTTACAAGTGACCATCAATGGTAGTGCGGTTAATCTGTCTAATATAAATTTCAGTTCAGCAACCAATTTGAATGCGGTTGCATCAATCTTGACCGCTGCGATAAATGGCAGTGCGACTGTTATTTGGAATAGTGTTTATTCACGCTTTGAGGTGACGACAACATCAACGGGGGAAACCGCCACGATTGGTTACTTCTCGGTTGGTGGCACTGATACAGGTCTTGCACAGGCACTTGGATTGTCTGCGTCTAAAGCGGTTTCTATTACGTCTGGCTATGCGGCTGAAACCCCCTTACAGGCGGCAACACGCTTTGTTGGAATGTCTAATGCTTTCTATAACCTGCAATTTGCCAATACGCTTGCAACCGATGATGCTGTGGCTGTGGCTTCGTTTATTGAATCTGCCGGTGCTTTCACTTTTGGCTTAACAACACAAGACAGTGGTGTATTAAGCCAGTCCGTGACCACTGACGTGTGTTCAAAACTTAAAGCCTTGGGAATTACACGAACCTTTGTTCAGTACTCCAGTTTTAATCCATACGCTTCAATGTCTATGTTTGGTCGTGCGGCCACGGTGAATTTTAATGGCTCTCAAACCACGTTGACTTTGATGTTTAAAAACGAGCCTTTGGTTCAAGCGGAGACGTTGACCGAAACACAAGCCGCCTCATTGGCCGCCAAAAACTGCAACGTCTTTGTTCAATACAACAATGATACATCTATCTTGCAGCATGGCGTGATGGCTTCTGGTGAATGGTTCGATACGATTCATGGAACAGATTGGTTGCAAAATGCCTTGCAAACTCAAGTTTGGAATTTGTTATTGCTTTATCCAAAAGTGCAACAAACCGATGCTGGCGTGACATCGTTGATTGCCTCAATGACCGTGGTTGCTGAACAGGCTCGAACCAATGGATTGGTTGCGCATGGTCAATGGAATGGCTCGGAGTTTGGTGGATTGAAAACTGGCGATTACTTGGATACGGGTTATTACTTCTACGCGCCAAGTGTCGATTCTCAAATCCAATCCGAACGCTCTGCCCGTAAAGCCCCTGTTATTCAGTGTGCAATTAAATTGGCTGGCGCAATTCATCATGTGGATGTAGTGGTTCAAGTTAACAACTAATACCAAATTTTAAAACTAACCCCTATCGAATTGATAGGGGTTTTTTTATTTAAGGATTCAAAATGGCAGGAAAAACATATTCATTTATTGATGTCACAGCCACCTATACCAATGACCTCGGTCAGGCGTTTAATCTTGGGTATGGTTCTGGAGCGAATGTAAACGAAGAGGGCATTTCAATTTCTCGCAATGGCGATAAAAACACCATGACAATCGGCGCAGATGGTGGTGGTATGCACTCATTACATGCTGACCGCTCAGGCTCTATTACAGTTCGATTGTTGCAAACATCGCCCATGAACAAAGCCTTGCAAGACGAATACAATCGCCAATCACGCTCATCATCAACATGGGGTAAAGGGTCGTTTTATATTCGTATGATTGCATCAGGTGATGTGATTACCGCATCCAATGCGGCATTCAAGAAACTTAGTGACCACGGCTATAAAAAAGATGGCGGTTCAATCGAATGGTCGTTTGATTGTATTGAAATTTCTCAAGTTTTGGGAACTTACTGATGAGCATACCTCTTGGCTACAATCTTCAAAACATACCGTCCTTTGATTTAATGGGTGGCGTTGGTGATGCTTTGGGTGCAGTAGCCAATGTTATGCTGTTTGGGCGGCGTAGCATTATGGGGGTCATCCCAAGCGTGACGATTGAAGAGGCTCACACTGACGCTTTACAAATCACACAACATCCAGTGATACAAGGCGCAGCCATAAGCGACCACGCTTATGCACTGCCAAAAGAACTAAGAATGAAAGTCGGCTGGACTAATTGTGGAACGAACAAACAGTGGCGCATCGGTGAGATGATGGGTTATGTACTTGGAAGTGAAGTAAACGCTGTTTATCAGGCATTGCTTGTCCTTCAATCGTCACGCATCCCTTTGATGATAAATACAGGGAAGCGTTTTTACCGAAACATGCTAATCAAGTCATTATCGACCACAACGAACATTGAGACAGAAAACGCCCTTATTTTAGATTGTGTGTTTCAAGAAATTATTATCGTTAGCACAGAGATAATCTCTTTACCGTCTGATACACAATCAAGCCCAAGCGCAACGGCATCCCCTGCAAATATTGGCAGTGTGCAGCCTGTCGCACAAAATGGAACACCAACTGGAATTTAAAAATGATTGAAAAAACCATCAATGAAAAAACATATCGCATCGATAAATTAGATGTGTTTGCGCAAGCAAATTTGTTAAGCCTTATCTCGCCGTTTGTATCGGCACTTGCTCCAGTAATCACAAGCGGCATGGATGGGGCATCTGCGGTTATGGCGGTGTCAAGCCCAATGGCTCAGACATTGGCTCAAATGACGGACAACGAGCGCAACGACATTTTTAATCGAGCACTATCATGTGTGTGGCGCAAGAATGACAAGGGCGATTATGTGTCCGTAATGGTATCGGGCGTTTTGGCGTTTGACGATATTGACCTTGTAACAATGCTGAAATTGGTTGGCGAAAGTTTGAAAGAGAATTTTGCCACTTTTTTTCCGAAAGCGGCTATGAACGCCGCTACATTGAAGATTCCACAGGAATTGAATGGCGAAAACTCCCAAGCGATTTAGACTGGATGTATAAGCCAGTCATTAAAGGCATGTGTCGATATGAGAGTTTGATTGACGGAACGATTCATATTGAAGACATCCGCCGAATGAATGATGCAATTGCAGTGAATGAAGACAACGATATTTTAATGCGTGAGTATGTCGAAAGGAATCAGAAATGACCTACTATGAAATACCGTTGAGCGCGCAATCCCAAATACTGAAAACCTCTATTAACGGTGTAACTTATGGGTTACGTGTTTTATGGCGTGGAACGAATTACTTCATTGATTTATTGGATAGTCGTGGCAATGCGCTGATAACTGCGATGCCTATGGTAACAGGCGTGGACTTGTTAGAGCCATACTCATACATGAAATTAGGCTTTGAAATGTATGTCACATCGGATTTAATCAACGGGCATCAGCAGCCAACTTACGAAGATTTAGGAATTACATCACACTTATATGTGAGATATTGAGGTCAAGAATGTTAAATATCATCGAATCTTTTCTGGTTGACATTGGTATTGCTGTCAATCCTGAGACACTAAAACAATCAGAGAAAGACCTCAACAAGAACAAGCAGAACGTCCAAAAGTCTGCGGCCGACATCGACAAAGCCAATAAAGGCAATGCTGACACGCATAAAAAGGCTTCGGATGAAATCAAGAAAAACAACGAAAGCGTAGGTAAGTCAAACCTCGTATTGTCCAAAGAGTTTGTGGCTGGTGTTACGGCTATGGGTGCGGCACTCACAGGTTGGGTGATGGGCATACAGGCTGTGGCTAAAGAGTACGAAGGACTGTACTACGCTCAAAAGCGCGGTGTTGGTGAGGGCGCGGACATTAAAGCCTTTGGTTCGTCTATCTCAAAGATGGGTGGTGATGCAGACGATGCCACACAGAGCCTTGAAGCATTGGCGCAAAAGATGCGACAAAATCCAGGTGAAGAGGGTTTGTTGCAGTCCATCGGTGTGCAAACACGTGATGCGAAAGGTCAACTTAAAGGCGTGGCTGAAATGATGCCTGACCTTGCAGACCAATTTGCTAAGATGCCCTACTATATGGCGGCACAGTACGCACAAGCAATGGGTATTAGTGAGCGTACCATGATGGCAATGCGTAGCAATCCTGCCGAGTTCAGAAAACACCAAGATGAGTATCGTGCGCAACTAAAAGCCATGGGGCTTGATGTTAATCAAGCAGAGCAAGCCTCAAAAGACTTTGACAACTCATTGCGAGGGGTACAAGAGCAATTTCAGATTGCGGGTTCGATATTGGCTATAAAAGTCATGCCCGTGCTCAATCGGATTACTGACTGGATGCAAAAGAACCCCAAAACCGTACAGGCTATTGCGGTTGGTTTAGCGGCATTGTCTGCGGCGGCGATTGGGTTGGGTGTTGCAATGGGCGTGGCATCGTTGGCAACAACCGCATTTACGCTTGCGGCCTCACCTGTTCTTTGGCTTGTGATGGCGATTGTGGCAATTATTGGCGCACTGATAGCCGCTTATGCAAAATGGAGCGGGGATATTGGCATCTCGTTTGACTGGAAAGGATTGTCTAAACTAATCCATGCCGCAGGCGATGAGGTGAACTATGTTAGCCAAAAGATACTCGAATTGCTTGGTAACTATAAATCGTGGGCAGAAGCCAAGCAGGACTTTTTAAAAGGTTTGCATGGTGAGAGTGACCCTACGGCGAACATGACCGATGAGCAGAAAGCCGAGTATTACCGTGAAACCAAAGCAGGGAATCGGCAAACCTACACCCGTGCATTAACCGATGAAGAGCGTGGCAAATACTCACTGCAAGAATCACATGCCACCGATTACATTATTGCGAAAAACATCTTAATCGCAAAACAGAAAGCGGCGATTAAAGTGCTTGAGGCGATACCAACCGAATCAAACTTACAAAGTGCCAAAGAGCAACGTGCCAAACTCGCACAACTTGAGCATGATTTAGAGGGTGATATTAAGCGTCGTGATGAGGCACGTGAGATACTCAAGCGCGGCACAATGACAGTGACGAATGACTACGCAAGCAATCAACCATCGCAAGAGCCACAGGGTGCAGGGTATCGCGCTGGTAAGTTTATTAGGAGTGCCGGCCGTGGTATCAAAAGTTTATTTGATGCGGTTGGTAGCGGAGAAGGCGGGTATAACTCCGTCAATTATGGTTCTGCACGTGGATATAAATCCGGAAAAGAAAACCTAACTGCAATGACTTTTGGTGAAATATTAGAGCGGCAAAAAAACAAAGAGTTTAACGCTGTTGGTAAAGGTCAGTGGATTCGTGGCACATTAATTGAGGATATGAAAAAGGCGGGTTTAAATGAAAAAAGTATTTTTACCGAAGAAAATCAAAACAAACTCTTCTACGCCGGTCTCCCTGATGTTGTAAAGCTTTTTATAGCTGGTAAAGCATCAATAAGTCAGGCTCAAGATGCGATGGCAAAAAAATGGGCATCTGTAGGTGTTTCTCAAAACATGTCTGTTAAAGATAAATTTGGCACTCGATTTATCAAACAAGGTCAAAGTTATTATGAGGGAGTTGCAAATAATCATGCCAACGCAAAAACAACGCGAAACGTTGTTGAAATGTTAAAAAGAAATTCATATCCCCTTGGTGTAAATCCTTCAAACCTGAGTGGTGCGCAAACCAATAACGTTAGTTACACCAATAACATTACGGTAAACGGTGTATCAGATGCGAGTGAAGCCGCGAGATTGACAGGAAGTGCGGTAGCGATGGCAAACCAACGACATCAATACAGAACAACAGTAAAGCACCGACAAAAAGTTGCGACTTAAGTTAAGTTTTGATATGATGAATCCAAAATTTATCCTAAAATGAGGTTTTATGCGTAAGTCGCTATCAATTTTAATTTTACTGGCTTGTTTCGTTCAAGCGTGCACAGAAAAACCAAAGTCAGCATTACAGCAACCAGAGCAAGTGCAGCAGCCAAATCAAACAAATCAGAAAGAGGATTTAATGAGGAGTGTTTCTGCTGTTTGGACAACAGGAAATGAGACAGTCACAATTGATTATGACAACTCAAGATTGATTATGTTGTATGGAGACGCTCCTTTACAATTTTCGCTTGGTGATATTGATTTATCGAACGAAACAATAAATTTGATTGATAAAGATAATGCGATTTCGACTTTACGCAAAGTTTGGAATACTGATAAGACATCTTATAAACTTTCATATACTTCGCCCAATGGAAATCAAGATATACTTGGATTCGTAAGAAAAGTTACATCAGACGATAAGAATCGGATTGCAAATATTCACTCAAATCAAGCGCAGCAAGAACTATCCACATCTCAATCAGAAATGGCTCAATTGAAAGAGCAATATACTGAATCGATTAAAGAGAACAAATTAGTTCGTGAAGAAATCAATAATTTATGGAAAAAATTTGCTCCAGATGTTCAGGCTGCGCTTTTAGATGATCAGCGTGCATGGGTAATACAAAAAAAACAGAAATGCGGTGAACCAAATGGTTCAAAAAATAAACCAGTATCATTTCCGATAAGTAAAGAGGATTTTGAAAAGAAAATTACGGACTTTGACTGCGATACTCAAATGACGCGCGAACGAATTATTGAATTAAATGGCGGTTAAAATGAATATGATTAAATTTTTATTATCTGCTCTTCTCGTTTTGTTTGTTTCTATTGGGTTTGCACAAACTCAAGATTTAACTGATCGGTGGGTATTTATTGCGACCACCAATAGCGGGGAGGATGCGTATTTTGACAGTCAAACAAAAACGAACTCTTCTGCTTGGGTGAAATTTGTCACGCCAGTGGAAAAATATAAAGAACTTAAGAGAAAATTGACAATTGAAAAATATTTTTACAATTGCAAAAATCGAACTCTGGCTATAGGAACAGGAAGGTTTGTTACTTTATCTGGAGAAACAAAAGAAATAGCAAGCGATAATACAGTTACATACGAAGAAGTTATTCCAGATACTTTTGGAGAGTTAGCGCTTAACGCTATTTGTTCTTTTAAATAAGTGTGATATGTGAAATCCCATTTTAAAAGGATGGTTTATGCGTAAATTCTTTATTTGGTCATAATGTTTTTATCGTGCAATGTGTATGCCCGTGATGTTGATGATGTTGTTGTTGATGCAAAATCAGCCGCAAGAATATTTGTAACCGTGTACCAACAATATGGTATTTTAGGCGCTGCGGACACAGTTGATAAATGTTACGCAGAGTCAAAAAATCAGTATGTTTGCACTTATATTGACATAGGGGCGAAAGGAATAGATGACTCAGCAGTAAGAACAATGGGGTTTCCACAGACGCAGTATTTTGAGGATGGGGCAACAGCTGCGAGGCTTGATAAAGCATACGACAAACTCGGTCTATCAAAGAGAGATAGGGCTTCATATATAGATGCAGTCGGAAATATAATATCAAAAATGATAAACGATGAGTTGAACTAAGCCAACCCCGCCCGAAAGCGGGGTTTTTTGATTTCAACAAACCGCCTCATTCATAGGTGGTTTTTTTGCACCAAATTCACCGTGTGATTTATGCAAAGAAAACATAGAGAATCTTATGCAATGGCGTTTTAAGCAACAAGCGATTGATCAATAAAGCAAAAGCCCCGACATTTAGCAGATGTGCGGGGCTTTTTATTTCAACCCGTTAGAACAAGTAACGAGAGGAACTGAGTGGATTTTAACATTAAATTTGAATTCAGAGGTAATAAAATGATTGAGTCAATAGCAAAATACAAAAGCGTTCGAGTGATGTTTTATATCGGCATTGGTGCAGTTTATTTGTATGGTTTGGCGGCGGTTATCGCGGCTGTTAAATGGTGGTGACATGACTGCTCAGTGGATTAGAAATGCTCGATTTGTAACAAAGACATCCGACACGGATTTCCTATCTATATCCGATGCCCGAATGACATTCTCAGTGTCTCAAGCCCTTACTACGCGCCCCAAGACATTGGACATTAAAGTTTATAACCCGTCCAAAGATGTTTTATCAAAAATCAAAGATGACCAGCAAGCGGTGCAATTACTTGTAGGCTATGGTGGTGAAGAGAAATTACTGTTCACTGGTCAGACATTCCAAGTTATTTATGGGCGTGAAAACGGAACGGATACCTATTTGCATGTATTGGCAACGGATGGTCTGTTAACACTCACTGCGGCGGTTACGAATAAATCTGTGCCAGCGGGTGCAGATACCCAAGCAATAGCAGATGGATTGCAAAAAGACGCTGAGAAATACGAAGTAAAAAAAGGTGATTCACCTAAGTTTCCCGATGCAAGCCAATTCAAAAATATTCGTGGATATGTCATGTATGGTAAGACAATGAAGTACATCAAGGCTTTGTGTGACAAGACGTATTGCTCAACCCATATTGAAGATGGAAGCCTACACATCCTGCCTTTGTCTGAAAAACAAGAGAATATCAGAGAGTACATTGTTGTCAATCAAAACACGGGGATGATTGGAATGCCGACAGTAACGACAAGCGGCATTCAAGTTAAGGTTTTACTCAACCCTGACATTAAGATGGGAAAGTACATTAAATTGAATAACAACGATATTCAGCAATTGTTATTTAGTACAGCAACAAATGACCAAGCACAAGTAGGGAAATATGGTAGCAATCCAGATGGACTGCAACAGGGGGAGGTTGCCTCGAAACAAAATGCTCAACGTGGCGCATGGAACTCAGATGGGTTATACAAAGTGATGATGGCTTCTCATACAGGCGATACGCGCGGAAATGAATGGTACACAGATATTTTATGCTGGGGGGTTAATTCAAACCCTCCAGCGCAAGCAATAAATTCAATTCCTGCCCAATCGGAGGGCGGTGCTACCTCTGGCGGTGATAACTTATATTCGACAAGATAATGCAAACAGTATTAGAAAATAATGAAACGCTTGAGGCGGCATTAGATGCGGCGCATGGTGATCTGCTTTCTGGGCTTTGGACGGCGATGCCCGCAATTGTTCAAAGTTTCAATGCGAACAAACAAACCATTACAGCACAACTGGCAATACAAGGCATTGTTACAGGTCAAGACGGCAAACAATCCGCTGTTGATTATCCATTGTTATTAGATGTACCGATTATTGTACCGCGTGCTGGCGGATTTACTGTGACCGTACCAATTAAGGCGGGTGATGAGTGTCTCATCGTATTTGCATCACGCTGTATTGATACGTGGTGGCAATCTGGTGGATATAAGAATATTCCTGCGTGGTCACGGACTCATGACTTATCCGATGGCTTTGCAATTATGGGTACGTTTTCACAAGCCACAAAAATATCTGGTTACAGCACAAACTCCGTTCAAGTGCGCACGGATGATGGCTCAACATTTGCAGAGGTTGGGCATGGCGTTATCAATCTTAATGCGGCTACGGTAAATATCAATACTCAAAGTTTTAATGTTAATGCACCGCAAAGCAATTTTAATGGCTCGCAAACAACAACTGGAAACATAACCGCAAATGGCGATGTCAATTCGGGTGGTATTGGCTTTAACAACCACACACATAGTGGCGTACAAAGCGGAAACAATAGCACAGGAAAACCACAATGAAATATCGCAAATTAGATGCAGATGGTGATTATATTTTTGGTGGCAGCCTGAATGATTTTCATCATGACACTCCAGAGGGTGTGGGTCAGGCGGTTTTGACGCGATTAAAGTTATGGTCTGGCGAATGGTTCATTGATACACAAGATGGAACACCGTATTTGACTGGGGTTATTGGAAAGTACACAAAAGATACTTACGACCAACTTATGCAAATGCGTATTTTGGGAACGCAGGGCGTGACGCAAATAACAGCCTATTCAAGCAACCTAAATGCCGATACGCGACATTTAACGATACAGGCAAGCATAGACACCATCTACGGACAAACAACAATCACAACCGCTCAATGAGTGGTTTTTTAATGGGTGAAACATGACTTTAGGCGTAACCATAGATTCAAATGGCGCAAGTGCGCCGACCTATGATGTGATTTTAGATACATTAAAAACGAAAATGCGCGGCATTTTTGGTGATGATATTTATCTCGAAAATGATAGTAAAGACGGTCAGATACTTGGTGTTTTTGCAGCGGCAATAAATGATTTAAACAGTTCAACTATCGGGGTATTTAACTCATATTCACCGACCACATCTCAAGGTACTGGATTATCACGAAATGTCAAAATCAATGGAATATCCCGCATCGAAAGCACCAACTCAACTGTTGATTTATTGCTTAACGGAATAGCGGGAACGATTATAAACAACGGGTCAGTGACAGACGGTGTAAATCAATGGAATTTGCCAGTAGAGGTGATTATTCCAAGTTCTGGTCAAATCATTGTCACCGCCACATGCGGTACATCAGGGGCGATAACTGCAAGCGTAAATACGATTACGACCATAGGAACGCCAACGCTTGGTTGGCAAAGCGTAACAAATCCAACCGCTGCAAGTATTGGGCAGACCGAGGAAACAGACCCGCAACTTAAAGCAAGACAGAAAATAAGCACAGCATTGCCCGCGAAAACACTTATCTCAGCAATGCGGGGCGCGCTTGCGCAGGTGGCTGGTGTTGCTGACGTTGAGGTTTATGAGAATGATACGGGTGTCTTTGATAGCAACGGTTTGCCGCCTCACTCAGTTTGCGCAGTGGTTGATGGCGGCGCAGATGAAAACATTGCCCAAGTTATTTATACCAGAAAAACAGAGGGCTGTTCTTCGTATGGCGCAACATCGGTAACGGCTTATGACGAGGCAACAGGATACCCTGTTGTTATAAATTTTTACAGACCAACATATATCAATATTGCCGTAACGGTCAGCCTAAATGCTCTGACGGGGTATGTCAGCACAATGGGGGATGACATTAAATCCGCTATTTCAGATTACATCAACAATATGTCTATTGGTCAAGATGTAACGGCTTTCAAATTGGCGAATGTTGCTGGTTTATTGAATAACGCCGAAAGTAATTCGTTCAAGGTTACGGGAATAGTATTTGGTGTAGTTGGCGAAACACAGGCATTTAATGATGTGGCAATTGCATTTAATCAACGGGCAAAATGTTTGGTTTCAGACATTATTTTGAATGTGGTTTGATATGGCAACGATTGACAAGTATTTAAATTTAATCACCAGCGAACATAAAAACCCGAAATATTTAGCAATGCTGTCGGTTCTTTTAGATGCGGCGTGTCAAAACATAGATGTACTCAACAAAATTAACTTTTACTACGACATTGACACGGCGTATGGCAAGCAACTTGATGTTCTTGGTGAGTGGATAGGTTTATCTCGTCAACTAAAAACCCCGCTGACAAATGTGTATTTTTCATTTGGTGTTGATGGTCTTGGATTTGGTCAAGGTATATGGCTTGGCAAATATGACCCTGTGGAGGGTGTTGTATCACTTGATGATGAAATGTATCGCCGCTTGCTCAAAATAAAAATTAAAGCCAATTCATGGGACGGAACAACCAATGGCGCAAACAGCATCTTGAGCGAAGCATTCAATGATGAAAAAACAAAATTATTCATTGTCGATAATCAGGATATGAGTATCACCATGTATTTAGTCGGGCCAAACATTGATATTCGCGCATTGAGCGTGTTTAGAGACCAAGTGATACCGCTTAAATCAATGGGGGTTAAGTTTAATGGCGCATTCTCAGCAAGCAATGGAAAACCTCTATTTGGTTTTGGAATTAACAATGAATTGATCGGTGGATTTGGAGTTGGGGCGTGGTCAATGCCCTATGATAAATAAAGGAAATTTATGTCAACAAATGATTTTTTACCGTTTGCAAATCAATCTAATTACATATTAGACCAGACAACTTTTGCAAATTCACCAACACGAGTAAATGGTTGGAGTGACGGTATCGCACAAACCGACTTTGTGAATAAAGTGATGCGCCAATCATCAATTATGGCCGCTACGCTTGGTCAATATATAGCCAGTAAAAACTATGATGCAATTGATGATGGAACAACAGCAACGCTATTGCTGAATTTTACAAACGCCGTTCAAACAGAAGTAAAAACAATTGCATGGGGCGAGGGTCAAACATCTGCGCCGTGGGTGTCTCAAATAGATTTGCAAAATCAATCTTATATTTCTGCAACGACAACAGGCACTGCCCCAACTTATGTAGCGGCTTTATCACTTGCGCCAACGCTGACATCAGGCTTGCGCGCGCGCGTTAAATTTCACGCCGCGACTTCAGCGTCCAGCACACTCAATCTCAATTCGACAGGTGCAAAATCAATCAAACAATATGACATCACTGGGGCGAAGGTAAATGCCGTAATCACTACTGGATTGCTCACAGATGTTGAATACGACGGCGTTGATTGGGTCGTGCTTAATCCGCTTAAACCCAAGTGTACACAAGCGGGGCAGTTGTATTCCCACGCATACCAGATGCCCCCTGTTTACGGCCCATCCGTGCGTCAAAGTGTAACGCTCACAACTTTGCCCTTGGATGGCTGGTTGATGATTAACACGGCCAACAATGTATCTACTCCGTACACGAGCGGCTCTGGCATATCGCTAAATATTCGGGTTAACGGTGTCCAGCAATTGGGTGACGGAGTGCTTGGGAGTCAGACACAATTTGCGGCGGTTAGGGTGTTAAAAGGATCGTCGCCGTTGATTGAGATACTGACTGGGAATGAAAGTGAATCTTACACGACGTCAATCATGTCGACAAAAACCAGTTACGTCTATATACCAGACTGAGGGGATAAAAATGAGCAAAGTGGTTTATGAATTGATGGATGGAAATGTTATTGCGACGGTTTATAGTGGTGACGCAATGCCAAGCACTAAAAATGTTTTGAGCGAGAGCTCAAAAGAAGTACAAGAGTATTTGGCAAATCAGCGCGCTTTGGCGGCTGCTCCGCCCAAAACGGTAACCATGCGGCAAGCCAAATTGGCGTTGTTGCAAGCAGGTTTGCTCGATGATGTTGATGCTGCGATTGCTGCTGAGTCCACGCCGAAGTCAATAAAAATCGAATGGGAATACGCCTCGGAGGTGCAGCGCGATTGGGTCAATACATTGGGTTTAGCGGCGACGCTTGGATTGACGGATGAGCAGTTGGATGACTTGTTTGTTTTGGCTGCGAGTTTGTGATGATTAAGTTTTTTGTATGGGAACTCCTCCTCGTCATAGACCAATTGCTCAATGTGATTTTTGGTGGCTACGCAGATGAGACGCTCAGCAGTCGAGCGTACCGTATGAGCCAACGCCACGACACGGGTGTGTTTGGTTGGCGGTGGCGCATCTGCGCCGCGCTCATCAATGGACTGTTTTTTGACCGTCATCATTGCCGCGATGCGTTTATGAGCGAGCGTGACAATTTGCAACTACCGCCTGAGTTTAGGACGAAATCATGAAAAAATTTAAACGATATTTGGGGTATGTGGTGTGGTCTGCATTGGCACTGCCCATGATTGCGCTGGTGCTCACGTCGTACATTCTTGCACCGCTCATTGCCTTGCCTGTATTTGTTCGTGTGATTGATGGGCGTGAGTATTTGGTGCGTTGGTTGTATTGGTTTCAGACTTTTGATAATCCACTCGACGAGGGCTATCACGGCAATTACGGATTGGGCGAGTGGGTGAATCGTTTTCGTGCGGACTACGAGACATCCGCGCTGAGTCGCTATGCGTTCCGCGTGTACTGGTTGTTGCGAAATTCTGTTTATGGTTTTGCGCGTTATCCGTTTGGAGTGACATGCCGAAGCGTTGCGTATATTTATTATCGCGGCGAAAAAGACTTCTTAGCGGTGAGTGATGATGGCGGTTGGTTCACGCCATTCCAATTGCGCGGCGTGTTTTATGGCGTGTATGTGTACATCGGTTGGAAGTTGCTTAAAGTAGAAAAAGATGGCAATACTCACAAGATGTATTGCGTACAGGTGAATCCATTTAAGCGAGGATAGCATGTTATTAAATCAATGCAATCATGATTATGCGATGTACGCGGGGTTTGGCATCGAAATAATCATCATTCCTCCTGACGGTTTGGTGTTTGAAGATGTCAAACTCTTTGCGCGAAGCCAAAAAACTGGGAAGCGATATGAGTTCGATGCTCAAAAAATAAATGGTCAGTGGCTGGCATCGTTAAGCGCGGAACAAACGGCAACGATGCGGTCAGGTAAATACTCGATACAACTTGATTACGCAGAGAGTGGTATTGCGCAACGCCTACCAACCAGCATCACGACATTTGATTTGCTGGAGCGCGTATGAGTCAACAAATTACGCTGGTTTTTAAGCCGCAGGTACGCGCACTAAAAGCAGAGCAGCAGACCGCGAGCGGCACGATTTCTTTGCAAACCCAAGCCCCAGCAAGGTTGGAAATTGTGAGCGATGGGTTTGAGCGATTCGTTAATGTTGTGCGTGCGTTGCGCGGGGCAAAAGGCGAAAAGGGCGATGACGGAAACGCTGCAATTGATTATGTGCACGTACAAATAGATGCTTCCGCATCTTGGATGATTGCGCATAATCAAAACAGATACCCGCAAGTCACGGTGATAAATCAATTGAACATGCGTATTGAGCCGAACGTTTCTTATGTTGACGAAAACATCGTATTGATTGAACACGCTACGCCAACCGTTGGCAAGGCAATTTTAAGTTAGGGAAAAAATGAAACTCACAAACCATTTGGATTACAACGGCTTGCGCGGCACGAATGTTGCAGACCCAGTTAGTCAACAAGACATTGCAACCAAAGCCTACGTTGACGCGATGGCTCAAGGTTACAAGTGGAAAGACCCGGTACGCGCCGCAACCACTGCCAACATCACATTGAGCGGATTGCAGACGATTGATGGTGTTGCGTTGTCCGCGAATGACCGTGTCCTTGTCAAGTCTCAATCGAGTGGCGCACAAAATGGTGTTTACATGGCTCAATCAGGCTCATGGACGCGGGCTGCTGACTTTGACGCATCAACAGAAATTTTGGGTGCGTCTGTGTTTGTTTCCGAGGGCACAACGCTTGGAAATAGCGTGTGGGTAATGACGACTGATGCACCCATTACAATCGGTACAACCGCTTTGGCGTTCACACAGTCCAATGCTGGACAGTCTTATTCGGCTGGTTCGGGCGTTTCGATTGTTGGCGGTGTGATACAGATCGATGGCGCAATAGTTGCTCAAAAAGTTGCCGCGACCATTGGCGATGGCTCATCAACGACAATCACTGTTACCCACAACTTGAATACTCAAGATGTGGCTGTAAGTGTATATGACGCATCAACGCATGGAGGGGTGTTGTGTGATTGGGTTGCGAATACAGTCAATACGGTTCAGTTGACTTTTGCTGTTGCGCCAACGGTTGGCCAATATCGCGCTTTAATTGTGGGATAAAGATGCAAAATCTTGGAACAAAAAACTATCAGTCTGATATTCCAACAATGGGAGATATTGACCGAGCGTATGCTGTTTACCAGCAGTTTTTACCTTATAGAACCGCAGCCACAGCAACAGGCTGTGTAATGTCCTACGTTGGAAATAGTGGTAACAACGGCGAAGTAATAGCAACTGACGGAGTCTTGTGTAGAACATCTTATGGCTTTGCTCAAACAGCCCCTTCTGTTTCTGCGGTCGCTGGAATGTATGGGAGTAATACTGCGCCTTTTATGACATTACCCAGTCTTTATCAGTCTAATGCGTACATCCCAGGGGCATTGGCAACAATCCCCACTCATCGATTCGCGATGGGCATTATAACCAACGCGCCCACAACAGATGTTAATCCTTCGACCTTTTTAAACTGCATTATTCTCGCATGTGACAGCACGGATACGACAGTCCAAATCATGCACAACGATACGTCTGGTACATGCACAAAAATTGATACGGGGTGGTTAAAACCGACCACAGCCAAACAGTATAGATTTTACCTCGAACTAAAAAGCGACCCGATTAGTCAAAGCGTCACATATAAAGCAAAGCGTTGGAGCGCTTCTTTCGCGGAAGATACGTTTTCTGGTTCTCTGACAACAAATATCCCCACAAAATCCATCTTTGGGTTTTTTTGTCTTGCTTCTGCGGGTGGAACATCTTCGACGGCTCAAGTTAATCTCGGACACACAATACTAAAGTCTTGGGACGCGTAATGAAAAAATACTTTACAAATCAATCGGGAGCGTTGTGGGATGACGCGGGTAATAAAGGCATGATGGCTGACGCTGACCCACTGTATCAACAGTACCTCACTCATTTAACCAATGACGGTGAGGGCGCAGAATTTGTCGAGACGGAGCCCGTGCCTGAGCAAATATCGCTCGCTCAGTTTCATGCAGGGCTGAAACTCATCGGTATGTACGACCCGATTGCAAATTACATCGACAGCATGCCTGATAGTCAAGAAAAAATAATCGTTTCAGTGAGGTTTCAAAAGTCGCAATTTTTTGACCGCAATGACCCGTTGTTTTTGGACATGCAAGCAAAACTAAAAATCAGCAACGAGCAGATGGATGCTTATTTTAAGTCTTGGAGCAAGTTATGAAATTTTACTTATTGCAAGTACTCATTGCGCTTGACCAATTATTAAATGCACTTTTTTTCAGAGGTTGGGCTGATGAAACTTTGTCGAGCAGAGCCTATCGCTCATCGCGTAAAACAGGCTCGTGGCGATGGCAAGTGTGCGCAACGATTATCAATTGGTTGGCGCGCAATAAAAACCATTGCTATGAGGCGTTTTTGAGCGAGCGAAATAACAACCAATTGCCCCCTGAATTTAGAAACGGATTGAAAAATGATTAATCAAATATTGGATAGCCACGGGCATGACGCGCTCATTGCGTCAATAGGATATAAAACCTCAACTGCTGGCGCTGGAGTTGGTGTGCTTGGATGGCTGATCTCGCAAGAGGGATTAGCGTTCTTGGGGGTAAGTGTTGCGATAGCGGGCTTTTTAGTGAGTTGGTACTACAACCACAAGCGTCATCAACGCGAAGCGTTGGAGCACGAATTACGTGTCAAGGATTTACGAGACGAGTGCGGGGTTGATGATGACAAATAATCACCGCTTGCTTGTGTCCGTTGTAACAGCGTCTGCTCTGTTAATAGGCATGGTTGCGGGATACGAAAAATACGTGCCAACTGTGTATATGCCAACGCCCCAAGACGTGCCGACAGTAGGTTACGGTACAACGGTCAACCCAGACACGGGTAAACCAATACGCATGACGGACAGGCGTATTGATGAAGCCACCGCAAAACGATGGCTGATGAAAGACGTTGCAAAAACAGAATCAAAGATGCGCCAATGCGTGCGTGTGCCAGTAACTCAAGGAGAATGGGATGCGTATGTGTCATTGACATACAACATTGGCGTGAGCGCGTTCTGCGGCTCAACTCTGGTGCGTAAATTGAACGCTGGCGATTACGCGGACGCGTGTAAACAAATATTGCGCTGGGACAAACAAAAGGGGCGCGTGTTGCGTGGACTGACAAAACGCAGGCAGCAAGAATACGCATTGTGTACGGGAGGCTGATATGTGGCAAAAACTGATTAAATCAAGCGCAGGCGCGTTTTTATCGACAGTGCCAGTTGGGTATTACCTGTTGCTGTTTACGCTTGCGGGCGTGCTGTGTGGCGGATATTTTAATGGTTTGCGCTGGCAAGCCAAATACACCAAACTCAAAAACGAGCAAACCGATCAAGTTGTACAAGCGCAAGCCAAAGCCGATTCGCTCACCAAATCCAACGCCATCGCCACGGCGCAACTCGACACCAATTATTACAAGGAGTTTCAAAATGCTACCAAAACTGCTGATTATTGGCGCAATCGCGCTCTCACTGAGCGCGTGCCAAACCAAGCCAATTATACAAACGACACCGCGCATAGCACCAGCGGCAGCATGGGCAATGACGCCACCGCCGTCTCAATCGACCATCGACCGCTTGACGTGCCAAGCACTGCGGTTATCGAGTTGTCCACAATAGCAGGGCAGATGAGGGCGCAGGTGGAGTATTTTCAAGGCAAGCATTTGGCGGATGTGCAGACAATTAATGGTGAGGAGTCAATACCATATCGTTGATGTCACCGATATGCCAATTGGCAAGCAGCGCATCAATCACTTTGCCGATGCTGATTTTTTTGATAAAAATCAAGCAAAAAGCGCAATGCCGCAGGTGCTGTGCCATGGTCTGCAATGAGTTGTTTCATGCGCGGCACGTAGTCTGTGCTGTCAGCATCGAGCAACGATACATCAATGCGCACTCCTTCCGAGCGCACGCGCTCTGCGTGCTGTGCGCGTGTGGATCTGCGTAGTTTGATGCTGTGTTTTGTTTGTGCATTTGCCATATTTACTCTACTTTACGCACCACCGCTGGCAGTGCATCATCGTCAAGATTAACCGCAATCGGCGGCAACCACTTGACATTGATTTTTTTGTCATCGCCACTGCCGACCCAATAACTGTGCCAATGTGCTCGGCGGATGTGTGGTCTCACTGTACCGCCATGTCCTTGCCCCGTCTCGCTCGCGTGATATGCACGTCTGAGTGCCGCGCCCATGCGCACACCCACATTCCAAGTTTTTGCTTTTTCGGCGGGGAATAATCGCCATTGTCCACGCACTTTTTTTGGCGTTGGATTGCTTGGCGTGCCGTCAATCTCTGACGCTTGGGTACAGATGTAGATTATCAGCGACATGATTTGCGTCACCACTTTTGTGAGTGGCTCAATGTAGCTTGTATCTAACAATCCATCCGTATCGTATTTAACCGCCTCACCGTATGCCATCATCATTGCATCAGCAAGCGTCCACGCGCCGATGTGTAGCGGCACTGCAATTAACTGATTGTCGGTGTCAAGCAACAAGCGCAACTCGTGCCGACCATCGTTTTGGTCTTGCTCGAGGTGGGCATACACACCGTACACCCGCGCACCGTCAAGCGTCATGTCGGGTGTCTCAATGTAAATGCACCATTCGGGCAAGTGATACAGTACATCACACGGCAAGTCCTTGTTTAAGGCGGTTTGGCGTATTGGGTCGTACACCGCAGGGTCAAATCGATAGATGCCTTGCGTCACGCGCCACGTCCCAAGTGCAGCGAGTTTTGCGACGTCACTGACTGTTTGCAAATTGAGTCTGTTTGTGCCGTGCTGTGCGCTTGCGATTGCATAAGTTGCAGCAAGCGGGATAAAACACCAGTCTGCCCACGCGGGCAACCCATGCCCTCTGTCTGCCCTAAATTCGTCGATTTGTACCCACGCTTGTGGGTACACCTTGGCAATTGCCGCTGTTTGGTCACGCGGGCGGCAGGTGCGTTTGTTAAATTGAGTCATCTGCATTTTCAGCATCAAAAACAGCAACGGCTTCACTAAAACTGTTTGCAAAGTGATAATTATAAGTATCGTATCCTGCTTTATCTAATAATATTAAAGATTTATTTCTGTCTCCTTCACATTTTTTTAAAGCACTCAAAGACGCGCAGAAATATTTATAACTAAACGCTACTTTCACTGATGCGATTTCAGAGCGTTTAATTCCATGACGTTTTGCAAGTGCGATAGCCTCTTCTCGGCTGTCGCACGTTGGTGAATAAATAACATATCCGTCTTTGTCTTCAATAATATAATATTTTTCCATTTTAATACTCCTTTGAGTTTTTCGGGCTACTCACCGCCCGTCGGTGTTGGTCGCTTTGTTGCTTCCATGTTTTGGTATTATACACGGAATAATAATACATGCAAGCGTTTTTTAATTGTTTTGCAATTATTTTTCATTTGTGGCTTTTGTGCGTCAATTTTGCAACAAAATGCGGTTTTTTTATAATTGTAGAACAAGTCTTATTTTGTAGAACAAAAAAAAGCACCCACATTGCTGTGAGTGCTTGATTTTATTGGTAGGCCGTCGCGGACTTGAACCGCGGACCAAAGGATTATGAGTCCTCTGCTCTAACCAACTGAGCTAACGGCCCAAAAGTCTGAACCCCATATTGTACGCAAATGTGGGGTTTGATGCCACTTTTGCGCCAATTTTTTGAGAC